GCATTATGGCTACCAGATGCTACGTCCGCTGCTGTTCTGATTGTAAATACTCTTTTTGCTTGGTTTAAGAAAAAACCCTCCATATAATCAGGAGTTTTGCCAAAAGAATAACCAGACGCAAGTATAGCTCCAATAGATGTACCGCACATAACATCAGCGTATTTCCAGAAATCAGCTTGCGGTATCCCCCATTGTTGAATAAACTTTTGCATAAAACGATTAGAACCATAGCCCTTAGTTCCACCGCCGCAAAAACTGAATATTCTGATTGTATTTGTATCCATGATTAAAAATACCTCGGCCTATCATTATAACTATAGCGCATTTCCACCTGTCTTTTTGTCCGTGCTATTGGTAGGCCATCAAGCATTGCAAATTCAAGGGCATTCATTAAATGGTCTCGCCCTTTCATAATTTTACCTTTATCATCTCTTGAATATCCCCGCCATTCTTCCATAAACTTGCGGCAAGTATTAAATACCTTAAAACGCCCTGTTCTTATTCGCTCTAGCACATTATCTACAGCAAGCTCTTTGGCATATCTTCCTTTTTCTAATTTAAGCCCTGCATTTGCGTAATCATCAATCAATCTCTCTCCGTCTCTTTGAGAACCTTGGTTAACTGCTGGATCGCAAACTCCTCTTATCCAATCACATCCCATAAGTTTTAGACTGTAAGCATGCTGAGCAGCGGTCTTTTCACTAACCGAATATTCTTTATAAACGTAGAGTGTATCGTTATCTTTATCATGAGCGAGGAACACAACGGCAGTAGGCGCAAAAAAGCCTACGTCCATACCAAACACACAAGCCCAGTGATTCGGTATTTCAAACGGATCAATTAAAAATTCACTTTCTTGTACTTGATAAACAAGACCAGAACCAACACTTGGTATTCCTTTTTCTCTAGCTTCTAATTCATAAGGCTTTAAGGTAGCTCTTAACTGTTCTTTTGTTTCATCTGATAAATGCAGGTTATCGTCCCAAGTAGCTTGAATGTAATATTTGCCGTTAATGGTAATTTCTGGATCACTACGGACTATTTCGTAATCTTCGCTTTGTAGTTCTTCTACAGACGTTATTTCTTCTGATTTTGCTTTAGATACCCTTTGCTCTAAAAAGTAAGACATCATTTCAGTATACCCTTTTAGAGGGGTCATCGTAAGAATTAAACGCCCTTGTCCTACTCCGTCAACATCTGCAAGACGCATAGCGCATTCGGTATACACATCCTTAGGCGGTTCTTCGTCTAGATGGATAAGGTGGCATCTTGCCCCTTGGAACTTCTCCCTACCCTGTTTGTAAGATTTAAAATAAAGACTGGAGAAACCACCGCTAGCATGTTGTATCTGTACATAGTCAACTGCTCCATTGACTCCTGAAAGCATGGCTTTTCTTAATATTAGACTAGGATGTATAAGTCCATCAGTGAAACCACCATCTTGAGAATAACCACCAATCAATTTAAGCTGTAAAACGTTTCTGGTAATTTCGTAGTTTTCAGATGCTACCCATGCAATAATAGGATGAGAAAATTTATGCCCCTCCCACCAATTAGGATATACTCCCGTTAGATGTATGGCATCCTCAATACAACCACAGTAGGTTTTACCAGTTCTATTACCAGCTAAGAATAAACGCTCAATAGCAGTTTCTCCCGCTTTATGAAAGCTAGCTTGTTTGGGGTTAGGAGTGTAAAAGCGGAATCCTTTAAGACGTTGTGTCTCTAGTTCCTTATCAGTGAATAACGATAGCATCTACAAAAATTGCAAGGTTCTTTAAGTGTAATTATATAGATATCGCTTGACTTAGGCAATTATATTTAGTATCTGTTATTTAGCAATTGTTAGTAAGTTCTAGGACTTGATGCACTTTTCCTAGAACTTATCTTTATTTTTATATCCTCCAAAAATTAAAATCCTAAAAAATAGTTTAGAAATTATCGTGTAAATTTGAATACATAATAAAGCTTATGGAAAGTGTTGCTAATTTATCACGTTAAAAGGTTAAGAAATTAAGTAGTTTTTAATTCTTTTCTTCATTAAAACGCTCCCTTAAAATATAAAGCACCTGTGCTTTTCTTGTGCGCAAGTCTTTTTCCGCTTCCCTGTCTATTTTCTCCAATAAGTCTGGGTCTAGTTCAACGTGGACAATAATTTTTTGTTCTTTGGTCATTTTATCTACATATTCTTTATTCAGATGATTATCTACATCTGGCAGCAAACGCCGTGATCTATATTCAATTTCTATTTGTTCCTGAATTTTTCTTTGAGTTTCAATTTTATTTTTTATGTAATCACTCATTCCACCACCTCCCAATCGTCTGCTAATATATCAGTTACATTAAACTGATATTTAATAAGTGGAAAAACATCGTTTTTCAAAACCAAATCATATATGTATAAATCATATATAAATGCGTAGGACGTATAACTTATTAATGCTATATTTTCCCATCCTTTACGCTTTATCTTTTTACCATGTTCAAGTTTGCTTACTGCTTCAATTATGTTCATTCTATTACCTTCCAATTATATTTCTAAAAAAATACGCTTCTCTAAAATCCGCTCCTACACAATACGCTCCCTTTAAATTAGCTTCTTTTGCATCGTGCCTATAAACAATTACATCAACAAAATCAGAACTTCTTAAATCAGTGTTTTTTAGATTTGTTCTTCTTAAATCAGCTCCTCTAAAATCCGCATATCTTAAATCAGCGTTACTTAAATCTAAATTTTTTAAATTTGTATAACTAAAATCTGCTCTTTTACCTTTAGCATAATTACTTTCTAACCATATCTTATGCTCTTTTATCATGTGATCGACTTTATCTTGGGTTAGTTTTTGACATGTCATTTTCTTTCCTCATTATATTTTTTTAATATCAACCTAAGATAATTTAATTTTACTTCTGTGTCGGTACTATTCCAATTATCCATGAGATAATCTACTATTTCACTTTCTCCCTTTTTTATTTCCATGATATTTATTCTTTAATTTGTTTGTAATTACATGTTACAATACTTTTAAAGTAATGTCCAGTTACTTTTTAGGTAATTATAAAGTATTTCTATAATTGTGATAAATTTATTTATTTTAGGCATAAAAAAAAGACGGGGAGTGAATCCGTCTTTTCCTTGTTTAAATACTGCAAATAGTAAGAGCTTGTATACTTTATTTACTTTTAGTTGTCAATCTTCTTTTGCTTCGCCTCCTCTAACCATTTATAGATTTGATCTATTTTATCACCCTCTAGCAATTCAAGTACTGACGTCCCCTGCTCTTTTAATTCTTCTTTCTCTTCAGCGTTCTTAAACGCCTTAATTTCTTCCATAGCTTCCTCATGTGTTAGCTCAGTAAAGCCAGAAAGAGCAGCAATAACAGCTTCTAGTCTATCTTGTCCCTTTTCCTGTTTTACTGGCACAACAGGTTGAAAAGCTTTTTTAGGGACAATGTCTTTTACGTACAGCTGATAAGCCCATGATTCGCCACTTTCCATAAAAGCACGTATTTCATCATATACTTTTGAGGCATCATTAGCGGCAAGTCTTCCCATTTCCATAAACTTTTTACGATATTCGCTCATAGCTCCTTTAGGTCTCCCGTTTGGATTTGCGCAATTACCTAGTTTAAATTTTGTGTCTTTTTTTGCCTTTGCCATATAACCGATTAATTCCGTTTTTATTAACGACTATTTCATCAACTCGCAAATAGCAATAATAATCATGATAGTTAATATACTGCCTATCATAACGCCATTCACAATAAACCACGTATCCATTATTTAACTCCATTTCTAAGTAATACGGCAAGGACTTGGTCTCTATCGTCGCCAGTATCTCCAATACTCGCTGCTATTGTTATTAAATCAGGTTTATCAGTACCATCAGGCATAAAATTATTAGCAAGTAATAAATCTAAATTAATACTATCTCCTGCTTGTACAATAAGAGTTAACAATTCATTAATTTTTGTTTGTATATTTGCTGGAAATGCCATTTTATTTACCTTTTTTTCTTTTTAGTTAATGTTTGTTTACCATCTAAATTTTTATTAAGAAGATCAATTACCTCTAGATTGTTATAATAATTTGCCCAGAACATAGCGGTATGTGAATCTATATCTATTATTTTAGTATCAGCTCCCGCTTCCATTAGCAATTTAACTATATCAGGTTTATTACAACTTGCAGCCCATATAAGAGGTGTATAGCCGTATTCATCCTGAACATTTAGGTCCATGCCTTGATCTATTAGTTCTTGTATTTTAGTAATGTTTCCTAATTTTACGTAATCTA